CCTACACGACGCTCTTCCGATCTTCTCACATATCATAAACCGCGATAATTAAGGTTCAGTTCCACTATTCGGAACAGGGGTAAAAATGGCTAAGCCGGGCAGAGTATCAGCGGCGCAGCTTGCTACGCTTTCGGGCGGCGTTAGCCGTATGGGGCAAAGGCCGGAGCCTCCTATGTCATTGAATGACAGGGCGGTGGATGAGTGGCGGCGGGTTGTAAACCGTATGCCGTCCGATTGGTTCAGTGACGAAACGCTTTCATTGCTTCAAGCATACTGTGAGCACGTTGCAGAAGGCGAAGCCGTTCAGCTTATGATTGAACAGGTTCGATCAACGGCAATGGCTGACGATGAAAGCTACAAGCGTTATCGGGATTTGCTTCGAGACAAAGAACTTCAAACGCGGGCGGCTCTTTCGTGCGCGACTAAAATGCGCATGACGCAACAATCAAGTTACACGGATAAAGCGAGTGGCACGGCAAAGAAAAACGCAGCCACTTCCAAGCCGTGGCAAACCTGAATCGCGCGGCGATAGAAATATAAGGTGGATTGAAAATTATTGCCGCGTTCCGGAAGGTAAACTTGGTGGCCAGCCGGTTACATTGCGGGAATGGCAGCGTTTTGAAATCCGCAAGATATACGACAACCCGCATGGCACACGCCGCGCGATTATCAGCTTTGGGCGCAAGAATGGAAAGACTGCTTTAGCCTGTTTCTTGTGCCTCTTGCATTTGTGCGGCCCCGAAGCTGTGCCAAATTCGCAGCTATTTTCGGCGGCGCAATCAAGGGATCAAGCCGCAATTTTGTTTGCGCTAGCTGCAAAGGTCGTCCGCCTTTCGCCTGACTTAAATGACGTTGTGACTATTCGAGACACGGCAAAGCAATTATTTTGCAAGGATTTAGGAACGCTTTATCGGGCATTATCCGCTGAGGCTTCCACAGCATACGGACTAAGCCCGGTGTTTATCGTTCACGATGAGTTGGGGCAGGTTCGCGGCCCTCGTTCTGAATTGTATGAGGCGTTGGAAACGGCAACGGGTGCGCAAGAGCGGCCTTTGTCAATTGTAATTTCGACACAAGCGCCTAACCCTAATGATTTGCTTTCGGTGCTTATCGATGATGCTGAGACTAACGCCGACCCGCGCGTTGTCCTAAGCCTCTATGCCGCGCCTGAAAGTCTAGACCCGTTTGCAGAAGAAACAATCAAGCTGGCAAATCCGGCCTTTGGTGACTTTCAAAACGCCACTGAGACCTTGGCTATGGCGCAAGATGCAAGCCGTATGCCAAGCAAAGAAAGCGAGTTTAGAAACCTAATTCTTAACCAAAGGGTTGAGACGATTTCACCCTTCATAAGCAAGAAAACATGGGATGAATGCGGGGCCACGCCCCATAAGTTTGACGGGCCTGTTTACGGCGGGCTTGACCTTTCGGCGGTTAGTGATTTGACCGCGCTAGTTTATGTTTCTGCAAAGAATGATGTTTGGGGTGTTAACCCCGTGTTCTGGTTGCCCCGATACGGGCTAGAAGAAAAGTCGCGTCAAGATCGTGAGACATACGATATTTGGCACAAGGAAGGCTTTCTGGAAGCTACGCCGGGCAAGTCGATTGATTACGATTTTGTCGCGGCTCGTTTGTGGCGTGACTACAGCGAAATGGATATTCGCAGAATAGCGTTTGACCGCTTTAACATGCGGCATTTGAAGCCTTGCTTAATCAGGGCGGGCTTTCGTGAAGAGCATTTAGAGGGCGATGACGCAACCTTTGTTGAGTTTGGACAGGGCTATGTGTCTATGTCGCCAGCCCTTAGAACTCTTGAAGCTACGGTTTTAGAGGGTAAACTTGCGCACGGGATGCACCCCGTTCTTAGAATGTGTGCCGGGTGTGCGGTCGTAACGCAAGACGCGGCAGGCAATCGAAAGCTGGATAAGTCCAAGGCGACGGGCCGGATTGACGGCATGGTAGCACTGGCAATGGCGCTTAGTGTCGCCGTGACTGACACTGAAAAGAACGAACCTAATGAAGATGACTATTTCGCGGCATTACGTGCCGCAAGCAAACAAAATGAGGCCCGCGCGTGAAACAAAAGGTTAGCATCACGCAGCGTTTAAAGCAGTTTTTCGTGCGGTCTGTTGATATTCAAGACCACACCGCTGGCCGTTATTTTGGTTCACAAAGCGATAGCGGGGCAACCGTAACACAAGAAGTGGTTTTGGGGTTGTCAGCCGTTTGGGCTTGTATGAACTTGCTTGTCGGAACCACAGGCTCACTGCCAATCATGGTCTATAAGACAAAGGCAGATGAACGGCAAAAAGACACTAAGCATCCTCTTTATCGCATACTCCACACAAGCCCAAATGCCGATCAAACGGCGGTTGACTTTTGGGAATACATGGCTGCTTCTTTGGAATTGAGGGGCAATGCGTATGCCCGAAAAGAGTTCAATGCGGGGAAACTGGTTTCACTTTGGCCTATCAACGCCGCAAATTGCAGCGTTCGCAGATTGACCGATGGCCGATTGGAATACACTTGGACGGATGACGGCAAGGCATACCGCGAAACCGAAGAAAACATTTTCCATATTCGCGGGTTTGGCGGTTCGCCGTTAGGCGGGCTTTCAACGCTTCACTATGCCAGAAACGCCTTTGGTTTGGCGCGTTCAATCGAAGAGGCTGCAAATAACACCTTCAAAAATGGCTTGCGTCCTAGCGGAACGCTAACATTTGAAAAGTTTTTGTCGCCTGAAAACCGCGCGACAGCCCATGCTGAAATGGTTGATCAATTTTCAGGCGCGGTAAACGCTGGCAAGCCAATGATTTTAGAGGGTGGCACTAAGTGGGAAGCCCTAACAATCAACCCCGAAGATGCTCAAATGCTAGAAAGCAGGGCGTTTTCTGTTGAGGATATATGCCGTTTTTTTGGTGTGCCGCCGTTTATGATTGGTCATTCTGAAAAAAGCACATCATGGGGAACCGGCCTAGAACAACAGGTTTTGGCTTTCCAAAAGTTCACTTTGCGCCGCCGGTTACGCCGTATTGAAATGGCTATCATGCAGCAACTTATGACGCCGGAAGATCGTGCGGCTGGTATGATTGTTGAGTTTCAAATGGAGGGGCTTTTGCGCGGCGATAGCGCGGCAAGGTCTGCTTTTTATCAATCCGGCCTGCAAAATGGGTGGATGGTTATTAACGAGGTGCGCCGTTGGGAAGATTTGCCGCCGGTTGAAGGTGGCGACGTTCCGCGAATGCAATCTCAGAACATTCCAATCACTCAATCTAGCCAATTTGCCGCGCCGCCTATGCCAAATCCGGCGACACAAACAGGATAATTTATCATGCTGACAAAGCACTCTGCGCCGGTTTTGGACATAAAATCCATCACCGAAGAAGGCGTAATTACGGGCTATGGTTCAATCTTTGGCAATAAGGACGGCGGCGGCGATATTGTAATGCCGGGTGCGTATTCAAAGAGCCTTGCGGAGCATCGCCGCAAGGGAACTTCTGTCAAAATGTTTTGGCAGCACAACCCAAATGAGCCTATCGGCAAATGGACGGACTTGGCCGAGGACGGCAAAGGGCTTTACGTGGAGGGTAAACTCAATATGGGCGTTCAGCGTGCCCGTGAGGCTTACTCCCTGTTGAAAGACGGAGACATTGAAGGTCTGTCTATCGGCTATCGTGTCGTTACAGAAGAGCAAGACGAAAAGCGCGGCGCAACGCTGCTAAAGGAAGTCTCTCTTTTTGAGGTTTCAATCGTATCAATGGCAATGAATGAGCGGGCGCGTGTTGAAGGCGTCAAAGCCGCTGTTGATCAAGAGATTTTAGACAAGCTCACAGGCGGGGAACGCCTCACTGAGCGGGAATTTGAGCGCATGGTCAAGGGTCTTGGCCTCTCAAATTCGCAGGCAGAACGCGCCGCCCGCGTTCACCTGAAGGGGCCGGGGGAACCGGTCAAGGCGAACGATGCGCTAGCATTTCTTGCAGCGCTTAAATCCACGTAATCGCTCGCAAAGGAGAACCCTATGAGCACCGAAAAAACCGCAGCCGAATTGGCTGTTGAGATTAAATCCGACTTTGCCAAGGCCCATGATGCTGTAAAAGAGATTGCTGAAGCCGCGCTTGGCAAGGCCAACGCTAACGAGCCTCTGACCAAATCAGCTATCGAAAAAGCCGACGAAGCATTGCTGAAAATGAACGGTCTTTCTGAAAAGATTGCCGGTCTTGAACAAAAAGCATCACGCGGCGGCAATCAAGTTGAGGCTGAAAAGTCGATTGGTGAGCAGTTCACGTCAAGCGATGAATACAAATCTTGGCTTGCAGGTAATCCGCGCACAGGCAAAGCGTCACTACAGGTCAAGGCCGCGCTTTCATCGTCCACAGCCGATGTTGCGGGCGCGGTCGGTGATGGCAAGGTGCCTTATCGCTTGCCGGGTATTGTAGAGCTTGCGCAGCGTCGCTTGACGGTTCGTGATTTGCTTGCACCGGGTAACATGGACGGCGAAACCTTGCAGTATGGCAAAGAAACCGGTTTTGTGAATAACGCGGGAATGGTTGCCGAAGCGGCTGCGAAACCACAGTCTGATTTCAAACTTGATTTGATTACAACCACCGCAAAAGTCATTGCGCACAGCATGAAGGCATCGCGCCAAGTGTTGAGCGATATCTCACAGTTGCGTTCAATGATTGACCAGCGCTTGCTTTACGGCTTGGGTTCAAAAGAAGAGCAACAGCTTTTGAACGGCGATGGCACAGGCCAGAACTTGCTTGGTATCGTTCCGCAAGCGACTGCATATGTCGCGCCGGTCGCGGTTCCGTCTCCAACGTCAATTGACCAGCTTCGTCTTGCCATGTTGCAAGCCGCGCTTGCTGAATATCCTGCTACTGGCATGGTGTTGAACCCGATTGATTGGGCTTTCATTGAATTGATGAAAGATACAACCGGAACTTATCTTATCGGCAATCCGCAAGGCACTTTGCAGCCTACGCTTTGGGGTCTGCCAGTTGTGGCCACACAAGCCATGACTGTCGATAAGTTTCTTGTTGGTGCATTCCGTCAAGGCGCTCAAATCTTTGATCGTTGGGAAAAAACCATCGAAACTGGTTACGAGAACGACGATTTCACTAAAAATATGGTCACAATTCTTGCCGAAAACCGCCTTGCCTTTGCGGTTTATCGTCCTGAGTCGTTCATCTATGGCGACATGGGCCGCGTTGTTTAATCTCACATTTCTAAGGGGAGCGCTTAACGGCGCTCTCTCTGCAATTTGAGGTGATGAAAATGCAGAAATATACAGTGTTACGCGAACATTTTGGCGACAAAGCTTATGTGAAGGGCGATGAGCGGGAAGCGGATGCAAATGAGGTTGCGCACTTGGTTGCCAATGGCGTGCTGGAATTGAAAGCCGAAAACCCTGTGCAAAACAAAGCAGTGCAAGCGCCGTCAAATAAGGCTAAATAATGAAACCCGTTCGCCTAACCGCTCCTGCGCCATTGCTGACATTGGCAGAAGCCAAGCAGCATTTGCGCGTTGACGCCTCCGAAGATGACGCCAGAATTGCCAGATTATGCGTTGGCGAAACAGAGTATTTGGACGGCTATTCAGGGATTTTAGGGCGGTGTTTGGTCAACCAAACGTGGCGGCTTCCGGTGCAAGAGTGGTCTAGCGTTATTCGGCTGCCGTTCACAAATGTTTCGGGCGTTTCGGTAAAATACCGCGATGTTGCCAATGATGAGCAAACCGTTTCAGCCTCAAATTATGATGTTGTCGAAGATCATCTTTCACCCGCTGTCGTTTTTAAAGGCGCGTTTGCTTGGCCGGAGTTGGCAGATAGTGAATCGCCAATTTCAATCGACTTTACCGCTGGTTATGGCGTGGCCGCTGATGTGCCGGATAGAATAAAAACAGCGGTTCTTGAGCGTGTGAAATTTGTTTATGACGAATTGAACGGCAAGGAAAATGCAACGCTAATTCTCGACGCCATTGACCAAAGCATATCTGGTTATAGGTTGCGGCGCGTATGACTGAGGCCCGATCACTTGACCGGCGCATTGTTATCGAACGGCTAACTGAAGGCGCTCAAAACGGCTTTGGTGAACCGGCTGAAACATGGGCAACGCTGGCAACTGTTTGGGCGGGCCGTAAGGACGTTTCGGACAGTGAAAAGGTGCAGGCCGGTCAACGTTCAAGCGCGTTAATGAGTCGATTTGTCGTGCGCGACCTCGGCATTGTTAAAACCGTAAACAGCAAAGACCGCCTGAATTATTTGAACCGCACTTGGAATATTCTTGGCGCGAAAGAAACTATCGAAGGGGGCAATCGCTTTAGGGAAATTACAGCGATTAGCGAAAGCGATTGATGGCATTGCTAGGCTCAAAACAGGCAGACCTTTCAGCATTTGAAAAAACCACATTGCACTTGATCGTTGTAGATGGTCATCCATTTTTGGCGGATGATCGGGGGCGGATTATTTCGGGTGTGACTGAAATTCAGGTCAACTTCGCGGTTGACGACATTGGCGCGGCAAAGGTCTCACTTTATCTTGGCAAAGCGCCCGCCAAATAGATGAAAATCAAAATTGAGGGCTTGCGCGAACTTGATAAAGCGCTTGGCGAACTCTCGAAATCACAGGCCAAATCAACACTAAGGCGAACGCTTAAAAACGCCGCTCAACCTATCGCGGATGCGGCGGAAGCTAAAGCGCCAAAGCAGACTGGCAAACTGTCAAAATCAATTGGAGTGACGACTAAGGCCCCCGCAAACTATGAAGTCGGCAAAATAGCCTATAGCCAAACCATGAAAGATGGCGGTGACAGTAAATCGGCTGTTGCTGCTATGCGGTCAGCTAGAAAAGCCAATCCAGCTACGTTTTCACAGGTCTTTATTGCTCCGGGCGCAACGCGCGGCAACCGGCTAAAACAAGCACTATTCCAAGAGTTTGGAACGGTTAATCATCCGCCACAGCCCTACATGCGACCGGCGTGGGAAGGCGGCAAAATGGGTGCGCTTGATACGATTGCAGAAAGCCTTGCGGCTGAAATCGAAAAGACGCGGAAACGTGTTGCGGTTCGCGCGGCAAAGAAAGCCTTAAAGGGATAACATGGAAGAGGCTTTACGCTCGCTTATCGTCGCCAACAGCGGCGTGACGGCGCTTGTTTCAACGCGGGTTTATTGGGGCTTAGTCCCGCAAGCCGTTCAGACGCAATCGTGGGTTCGTATGAACCGCATAACAGGCAACCGTGATAACCATATGCAAGGCCCTTCCGGCCTCGTTTCTAGCGCGGTTCAAGTGGACTGCGTGTCCAATACCTATTCAGGAGCAAAACTCACTGCGCGGGCAATTGTGGCCGTTGTGAACGGATATCGCGGCACTTCTGGCAGCATGGCAATCCAAGGCATTTTCATTCGCGATGAACGCGATGGCAATGAAGCCGCGACTGGCGACACGGCAACGCGGTTTATGACTTCTCTTGATCTCGAAATTTGGCATCCCGAAACATAAAGGAAAACTATCATGGCAACAGACGCCTCTATCGGCCACGGCACGTTATGGAAACGTGGCAATGGCGCAACCCCTACTGAAGTTTTTGCAACCGTCGCAGAAGTGACAGCGCTCTCCGGCCCCGGTATGTCGAAAGACACTGTGGACGCAACACACATGGAAAGCCCGGATCGCTACCGTGAATTTATCAGCGGCTTGCGTGACGGCGGCGAGGTCACTGTTACGCTTAATTTGCTGGCAAAAGGCACGGCTTTTACCGGCGCTTTGGCTGACTTTAATTCAAACGCTGGCGTCAATTATGAAATGCTTTTCACGGATGGCAGCAAGTTTGCACTCAAAGGTATTCTGACAGGCTTTAACCCTGACATGCCGCTTGATGACAAGATGACGCTTGAATTGACCTACAAAGTCACTGGCAAACCAACATTCACGGCTGGCACATAATGGCTAATGCGATACGGGGTGAAGTCGCATTTAATCTTGGTGACAATGAATATAAAATGCGCCTTTCGGCTTCTCGAATTGCAGAAATTGAAGGCGCGTTAAAGCGGCCATTTGGGGCTATTGTTGGCGAAATGGCAAATGGTTCAATCGAGTGCACCGCCGTTGTTTCCGCTAAAGCAATGGGTATGCCTGTCAACGCGGTTTACGCATTGATTGATGACCACACGCTTGAGCCGTTTGCCATGGCGGCGGTTGAGGCAATCAACCTTTGCGGCGTGTTTCCAAAGACCGGCGGTGAACCTGTAAACCCTCCGAAGGCGACGGCGAACTAGATTGGCCGTCGCTTTTAACGACGTGGGCCGAGACGGGAAGGCCCATTGATGAATTTTGGAGCCTGACATTCCGCGAAATCGGGATTGCGTTTCAAGGCTCTGCAAACGAGCGGTCACGCCAAACGGATTTAGCCTATTACATGGCCTATATGTCCGGTGCGTTTTCGCAGCCTCAAAAGAAATTCCCTGACTATGATAAACACGCGCCGCGCAAATCAAAGCCAAAAGCGATGAGCGGTGAAGCCATGAAAAACATGGCGATGATTATCACGGCTGCATTTGGCGGCACAATCAACTGACAAGGGCATTACATGGCCGCTGGATTATTAGCCGCGCTCACGGTTGCGCTTGGCGTTGACACCGCACAGTTTTCTGAAGGCTTGAAACAGGCACAAGGCAAACTTGCGGGCTTTGCTTCAAAAATGAAAGGCCCGATGTTGGCCGTTGGCGCGGCGGTTGCTGCGGCGGCTGGCGGGCTTGCTGTAGGGCTGAAAAGCACAATTGACGCGGCGGACGATATGTCAAAAGCGGCGTCTAAAATCGGCATTCCTATTGAGGAATTGTCGCGCCTGAAATATGCGGCGGATTTGTCTGGCGTTTCTTTTGAAGGGCTGCAAACCGGCGTTCGCAAAGTGTCTAGCATCATGGCGGATAGTGCTGCTGGCATTACCAGCGCGACAGAAGCCATGTCTCGTTATGGCCTTTCTGCCAAAAATGCCGATGGTTCTTTGAAATCAGCATCGCAGATTATGTCAGAGGTTGCGGATAAATTCGCAGCCATGCCTGATGGTGCTGAAAAGACAGCAATGGCGCTTGATCTATTCGGCAAGGCTGGTGCGGACATGATTCCGCTGCTTAATGGTGGCAGTGCGGCGCTTACTCAACTTATGGGTGAAGCCGATAAATTCGGCCAAGTCTTTAGCGAGGGCATGGGAAAGAACGCCGAGGCTTTCAATGACAATATAAGCCGCTTGCAAGGCACGTTTGGCGCTTTAGCCGCTTCGATTGCCACGGCGGCGCTTCCATATCTCGTTCAATTTTCAGATTGGCTGGTTGCCAATTCAGGCAACATCACACAAGCGGCGGTTGGCTTTATTGAGTTCACGGCAAGCATTGCCCAAATGGGTTTGGCCGTTGGCGCGGCGGTTGCAAGCGTCATTGCCGCCTATCAATCATGGCAGGTTAAGGGTCGCGAACTTGGCGCGGAAATCAATCAATTCGCCACAAACATTGTGGCTTGGTTTGCCGCCATACCCGAAAAAATGGCGCAAATTGGCGCTCAAATTATTGACGGCTTGTGGGCTGGAATTTCCAATGCCGCCGAGGGCTTAAAAGCCAAAGTCACAGGTATTGCTTCCGGCATTAAAGACAGCTTTACGGGCTTCTTTCAAATCAGATCGCCTTCCCGCGTGATGATGGAAGTCGGTCAAAACGTTATGGCCGGTTTGAACGATGGCATGGCCTCTATGCAGGGCGATGCGCAAAACATCGCGCAATCTATCGGCTCAACAATTGGCGATGCTTTTGCAGGGGTTATCAACGGGTCAATGAGCGTTAAGGACGCGCTGAAAAGCGTTCTTTCGTCTGTAGCTTCTATGTTGGCAAATAGTGCCATTAAGACGCTGTTTGGCGGCATGGGTGGCTTTGGCGGCGGCTTTTTATCATCGTTGTTTGGCGGGCTAACAGGCTATGCAAATGGCGGCTCATTCAATGTTGGTGGTTCCGGCGGCATTGATAGTCAAGTTGTTGCCTTCAAGGCGTCACCAAACGAAAATGTTCATATTACTAAGCCGGGGCAGTCACTTATTGGCAATTCATCGGGGAACGTTCACGTCACAGTCAGCGTTGATCAAAATGGCAACCTACAAGCGTTCGTTGACCGTCGCGCGGCCAATGTATCAAGGCAAGTTACAGAAAGCGGCATCAAACAATATGACCGCACAGGTTCACAGCGCATAAGCCGCGATGCGTCTCAGGCTGATAAGCGGGGGATGCGATAATGCCAATATCTTACCCCTTAACCATGCCTGCAACACGTGTAACCATCCCTGATTGGAAACTAACACCCGCAACGCGATCAACCAAAATCGGCACGTTAAACGGTGTTTCCGGCGTAAAGGTTACTCAACCCTATTTCGCGGCTGATATTACGCTTCAGCCAATGTGGCATGACGATAAGCGCGAATGGGATGCGTTTTTTGCGTCATTGGATGGCGCATTTGGATCGTTTATTTTACCGGCGGCGCATCGGCGATGGCCGCTTGCACATCCCGGCGGCTTGGTTGGTTACAACGGGCAGGCTTCAATCGCTTCATGGGCAACTGATGGCGACGTGAACCTTTCCGGCCTTGCATCTTCTGGTTTTATCATAAGCAAGGGCGATTATATTCAAATCACATCCGGCACGACTCGCACAGTCGTTATTGCTTGCGATACCGTAACGGGCGGCTCAACACGTAAACTAACCCTTCGCGGCCTTTATGATCAAACTGCATTTCCTGCCGGTTCAACGGTCAACTTTTACAATCCGGCGGCATTGTTCCGATTATCAGACTTTAATCTTGATATTCGGCCCGGCCCTACACCTGTCACATTCTCTGCTAACCAGTGTCCTTATCCATGACAGTTCCTTCAATCGTTCAGTCCGACTATGCGGCGGGGCGCGGCAATCAACGCGATGTTATTCTGTTTGTGCTCAAAAATGGCGAGCGTTACGGGTTTACAAGCAACCAATTCCCGATCACTTGGAATGGCGACACATATCAACCCAATACGCTTGTTTCGATTGAAAGCCCGCGCGGCCAATCTGGCACGGCGGCAATCCCTTTTTCAATACGCTTGCCAGCCACCAACGGCATTACACCGGGCAACCTAGATAGCATTCAAAACCTTGCCTATCGCGCTGCAAGCGTCACTGGTTGGACTTTGTTTCTAAGCAATGCAACCGGCGCGATTATCGGCTCACAAGGACGGCTTAAAGGCCAAGTGCGTAAACTTACGCATGAATATGACGGCGAAACGGCGGTTCTTATTGCCCAATGCGAGACAATCAATCTGCGAATGCACAAGTCAGTTTACAGGTTGATGTCACCTGAAAATCAACAGCGGGTTAGGGCAGGGGATACATCAATGGATGGTCTGGCTTCTAGTTCAGCTTATGTCGAAAAGTTTGGCCGCAAATGAAGCGCAAAGACGATTGGGACATTGAATTAAGCCGCTCAATTCGCAAGCATGGTTCAATGGCTATGCAGTGGGGCGTTTCCGATTGCCTAACATTCCCGCGCGATTGCGTGTTCGCCATGACAGGCAAAAAGCTATTTCCAAAGTCTCGATACACCACTGAATTTGGCGCGGCTAAGGCCATGAAGTCACTAGGCTTTGACAACATCGGTGATCTGGTCGCGTCCGTTTTGCCTGAGTGTCCAAAGCTATTGGCGGGGCGCGGTGATGTTGTGGTTGTCTCAATAGACGCCACTTTGCACGGCGGCATTGTCACAGCATCCGGCGTGGCCGTGAAATCGCAGGTTGGCATGATCTACCTTCCATTCAGCGCCATTGTGCGAGCGTTTAAGGTCTAGCAATGCCATTTTTAGCACCAATTTTTACGTCCGTTCTTGGATTTTTCGGAACGGCGGTAGGGAAACTTGCGCTTTCTTTCGGCCTGCAACTCTTATCGTCTGCACTTACTCCTAAGCCAACGGGTTCCGGTTCTGAAACTGAATTACGAACAGGCAATCAGCCATGTGAAATAATACTTGGCAAGGTTGCCACCAAGGGCATTTTGCTAACCCCGACTGTTGGCTGGGGCAACAGCTACGCTAACAACGAGCGGGCCTATGTGCTTTCGTCTTGGAAGGCGCACGGCATCGCACGCATTGTGTGGGAAGGTGAATGGCGAACGCTAACCAGCGTCACGTCAACTGTCGCGGGTATCCCCGAATGGCAGATTAATGGCATCGATGCGCCTATTTTTGTGCGTCTCTATAAAGGTTCGCTTACGCAAGCCGCCGATCCTGTTATGGTCACAAATTCCGGCGGCAAGTGGAAAAACACAAACTATGTGGCGGGGGCTGCATACGTTGTCGTTCGCTCCACTTACAATCAAGAAAAAATGCCATCGCCCGCTGAATTGCTTATGGAGGTTGAGGGCGCACCGCTTTATGACCCGCGCAAAGATAGCACAGTTGGCGGCTCCGGCACTCACAGAATAAACGATATTACCACATGGGAATACACCAATGGCGTTGGCACTAATCCGGCGCTTCAAATTCTAGCCCTTAAAATCGGGTTTAAATGGGGTTCTGAAATGATATTGGGCGAGGGTTCGCCCTTGTCTGAATTGCCGCTTGCTGACTACGCCCTTGCTGCAAATATCTGCGATGAAATCACAACTGCAGGCCGCGTTAGATACCAGTCCCACTACATTGCCCGCGCCGATGAAAGCGGTAGCATTGCGGGCGTTATTGGTGAAATTCTAAAAGCCATGGCGGGGACATGGGTTCCGCGCTTTGACGGTTCTTATCCGGCGGCGGGTGCTGCCAGACCAATCAACCACTATTTGACGGACGCTGATATTGCTTGGTCAAACCAGTGCATTTATTCAGCGGATCGCGACCCTGTAAACAAATTCAATACACTTAGCGGGACATATGTAAGCCCGTCTGATTTTTATAAAAGTGTTGATTTTGGCGACCGCGTAATTGCATCTGAACTGGCTTTAGACGGCGAACGCCTTGCAACCACTGCGAGTTACCTTGCGGTTAAAAGCCGCGAACAGGCGCAAGAACTGTCTGATATATTCTTACGTCAAAACACGTTTCAGGCGTCTGCAACACTAACACTTGGCGCGATGCACCAGAATGTCCAGCCGTTTGACCGCGTATCCCTGACAACGCTTAAATTCGGCGGGTTCACCAAAACATTCACAGTCACCAGCGTAAATCCTTTGGGGCCGGAAAGCGGTTATGCTACCGAAATTGAGTTGGAAGAGGACAGCAATACCGTCTTTGCGGCCTCAACGTTTGATAGCGGACGCCCACCAATCGTTGTTAGCGATTTGCCAATTCGGCAACAGGAATTAGCTAACTTTGCCGCATCGGCTGTTTTTGTGCAGGGTTCAAACGGCAAAAGACCGGCAATCCTATTTACTTGGAATGTCATTGATGACGTGACAGTCACTGATGCGATTATTCGTTGGCGTCCTTCTGGGAACCCGTCTGGCGAATATTCTTATCAAAGAGTTGATCGCAGGGCTTCACGTGTGGTTGTCACGGATGGGATTGTCGCGACTACCCAATTCGATTGCCAAAGCAACATCAACACGAACCCTGAACGGCTTACTAACTGGTCAAGCGTAGTTCAAGTTACGACCGGCGCAAATGACGCGCTCAATTGGGGTGAACTCACACCAGAAGTGCAAGGCGTAATCAACGACCTTGGCACGACACTTCAAACCACGCTGAGCCAAACCGATTTGGACGTATGGCATGACACTTTAGGCATGCTCGGCGGCATGGTTGAAAGCGTTCAGCACGGCAAAACCACGGAGGCCGGAGCGGCCACATTCCGGCAAGATGTTCGTATTTTGCAAACCGCCGATCAATCGTTGGCAGAGCAAATCACGCTTGTTAATGCAAGCCTGAACACTGGGCTTGCCACCAAAGCCGATGCGACAGTTGTTGCGACGCTATCTGCAAGCGTCACAAGTCAAGGCGGGCAGATTACGGCGCTTGCCAGCAATTTGACCGCTGTTGAGGCAGAGGTGGACGGTGTTTCAGCGGGCGGGTTATTCCAAGTCACAGCAGAGGCAACGCCGGTCGGATTTTTATCACAAATAGCCGCGATGGTTCGCGGGACAATCGGCGGCGTAACCACGCGGGCCGGTTGGTTTGCAAGGGTTCGTAATAAGGCTGGCGGTGGCATTGAAAGTCTTTTCGGGGTGTTTGGAAAGCAATTCTTAATTGCTGACGACGCGGGTAACACCTACGCCATGTTCAGCGCAGTTGATGGGATAACCATCGACAACGCCCGCATAGGGAATTTGACAGCCACAAACATTCAAGCCGAAAGCCTCGATGCAACTGTTTTCGGGCCTAGGGCGCTTGGTGCAATCCAAAATGAAATTGGTTCAAATCAATTTAGCGCCACACTTTCGGGCACGGCTATTATTTCGGGCAACACCTTTGCTGAAGTGACGCTGAATTATGAAGCTGCGGATACGGACGCACTAAGAAATGCCCTTATTGACCAACAGGCAACGGCCTTTTTTTCTTGGAATAGTGGCAGTGGCGTAGGTCACGGCGGCACTTTGCGTCTTATGAGAGATAGCGGAACTGGAAACGCTGAAGTCGTTAGAACTACATCATTCCAGCGTGGAACATCCACAGCGAGCGGCAGCCAAACCTTATCGTTAAATGATGTGGTTATCAATAAATCTCAAGTAAGAACCGACGGGACTATCAGATATTACTTTGAGGCTTTTTCAACGGGAAGCGGTTCAACTGTAGTTCGCGGCGCACTCGACGCTGGCAATACTGAAATTATAGCTTGGAAGTATTAATAAATGACACAATACATAACCGGCACAGCCACATTCACAAGCGGTTTAGCCGCCGTCACGGGCACAGGCACGTCATGGACGGCGGCTAAACACGCGGGCGCTTTGATTGAGCGCAATGGGTTGGTGAAGCGCATTCTATCAGTTAATTCGCCAACATCACTTACGCTGACAAGCGCCGCTCCGGCTGGCATGGCGGGAACCGGTGTTTATGAGATTGACGAGGATAC